GATTTAGAATATGAATTAATTGATGAAATTGTAAATAGAATTTTAGAAGTTAAGCGTGATATTGAAGATTTAAGAAAGGAGGTTAATAATGGCTAAACGATTTACAGATACAGAAAAATGGAAAGATGACTGGTATTTATCATTGAGTAATGATTACAGAATAGTTTGGCAATGGTTATTAGATAATTGCAATCATGCAGGAATATGCAAACCATCTATCAAATTATTAAATTTTATGTGTAATACTAATTTATCAGAAGATGAATTATTTAAAATTTTTGATAATAGATTATTAAATTTTAATACATATTGGTTTATTCCAAAGTTTATAAAATTTCAATATGTTTCTTTAGATACTAAAAAACCTGCGGTAATATCAGTAGTTAAAGAATTGAAAATGAATAACTTATTAAATTATGTATCTGATTTATTTAATGATTTTAAAACCATTATAGAATCATTGCCTAATGATTACCTAATCATTAAAGATAAAGATAAAGATACGGATAAAGATAAGGATACGGATAAGGTTATTGTATTTAAAGGTAAAAATTTTTTAAATTCAGATTTTGGAGAATTACCTATTCATTTTTTAAATTCTATAAAATCACAATTTGAGATATTAAAGAAAAAAAAGATTGATGAAGATATAATTTATAAAATGTGGGATGCCTTTAAACTTGAAAATCTAACCGGAGTGAAGTTTTACAATTCCGAAGATGAAGTCTATAAACATTTTTCTAATTGGTTAAAAGTACAGAAATTCACAGAAACAAAAATAGATCCTATTTATGAATACTACAACAGATTTGATTCAGATATTAACGGCTAAAAAAATCGGTCAATCAACTAATCAGGAGCTTGCCGGCACACTAATTAAAATTTACATTTTGATTGGACTGCGCAAACAAAACTATCCATCTGAAATAGAAAACAAAATGATAGTTAGCTATTTGCTTACTCATTATGCACAGAAAAGTTTAGATGAATTGTATTTAGCTTTTGATTTGGCAGTTCAGGATAAATTAGATTATGAGTTAAAGGTTTATGATGCCTTTACTATTCCAATGATAGTTGGCGTAATGAATGGATATAAAAAATGGGCATTTAATGAAGTTAAAAAAATTCATAAACCTATTGCATTGCCGCCGATTTTAAAGGTTACCCATGAAGAAAAGATAAAAGAATGCGATGAGTGGGAAGAAAAAAAAGATATTAGACTTCAATTCATTCCTACTTATCTTTATGACTGGATGGTTTTAATAGGTCGAATTAACTTAACGCAAGAGCAGAAAGATGAGGTTATGAATAAGGCTGCAAATTATAGGTTAAGTCAATTACAAAATGAATCTGAACAGGACAGATCAAACAGACATGAATATAAAAGATTTGCGGACATACTTGTTGATGGAATTAAAAACATTGAAGGTATTGAGAAAGACAGGTTAAAAAACCTTGCTAAGAAAATAGCAGTATTTGAATACTTAAAATCTAAAAAATGACACACGGAAGTTTATTTAGTGGAATAGGAGGATTTGATTTAGCAGCCGAATGGATGGGATGGGAAAACAAGTTTCATTGTGAATGGAATCCATTTGGACAAAAAGTACTACATTATTACTGGCCTGAAGCTGAACAATTTACAGACATAACCAAAACAAAGTTTACAAAATATGCAAACAAAATTGATATTCTCACAGGAGGATTCCCGTGCCAACCATACTCATCAGCAGGTAAACGACTTGGCAAAGAAGATGAGAGACATCTCTGGCCGGAAATGCTCCGAGCAATTAGGGAAATTAAACCACGTTGGGTTGTGGGCGAAAACGTTTACGGACTTGTTAATTGGTCAGGAGGGTTGGTTTTCCACGAAGTGCAAGCTGACTTGGAAGCTGAGGGGTACGAAGTACAACCGTATTTATTGCCAGCTGCGGCCGTCAATGCTCCACACCGAAGAGACAGGATTTGGTTTGTTGCTAAAAACACCAAGTGCAATGGATTCGTATTCGGAGAGCCTAACAAAGAAGGAGCAGAAATTCGTCAATTCGGGAACACTTGCACAAGAGGTTCAATCGGGGTTTATTTATCAGAGGGGGCTATTACCTACGCCAACAGCAATGGATTCAACGAATGCGACAGCGACAATGAAATCAACACAAGTGAAAGATGGAAGTATGCACAGCGTGACTTTAATCAGATGGGCAAATCAGATGTATCTGACACCAAGTGCATCAGATGGGATGAGAAGTCAGATGAAAATGGAATCATTAAAAAATCACAAGAAAAAAAATGCAGAAAAGAGCAATTTAGCAGAACAAATAGCGCACAAAGTAGGTGGCGGAACTTCCCATCTGTCTCCCCAATTTGTAATGGAGATGATGGGTTTTCCGACAGACTGGACGGAATTACCTTTCCTAAATGGAGACAAGAATCAATCAAAGCAGCAGGAAACGCCATAGTACCACAAGTCGTTTATCAGATTTTTAAGACAATACAAGATTATGAAAACAACCCTACCTAAATTAAAGAAGAAAGCACAGGATAAATTCAATGCGTGGATTAGGAATAGAGATAAAGAATTAGGATGTATCAGTTGCGGTAATCCAATAGACCATGCAGGGCATTATTTCAGTTCCGGTCATTATTCAGCTTTGACAATGGATGAAATGAATGTACATGCGCAATGCAAAAGATGTAATTTGTTTTTACATGGTAATCTTATAAACTACCGGATGGGATTAATACAACGCTATGGTGAGGATTATGTTAACGAACTGGAGAGTAAATCAATTAACGCAGTTAAAAAATGGAGCCGGCAGGAACTTGAAGAAATTATTATAAAATATAAATAAATTTTTTTTTATTGTCTAAAAGATATATTTTTGAAACGTAAACCAAAAACAAAACAATGAACGACTATTTAAAATTTTTAGAAACAAAACAAAAAACTCATATACATTCAGGATTTGAATGCAAAGAGTTAAATTCTAATTTATTCCCTTTTCAAAAATTTATTGTTAATCGTGCTTTAAAAGCAGGTAAGTATGCAATATTTGCGGATTGTGGACTTGGTAAAACTTTAATGCAATTATCATGGTCTGAGCAAGTTGCAAGGCACACAAACAAACCTGTATTAATTTTAGCACCTTTGGCTGTAGTAGGGCAAACAAAACAAGAGGGAATTAAATTTAAAATTGACATGAGTAATATTCATGTTAATAATTATGATCAATTAGAAAATATTGATTGTTCAATTTATTCGGGTATTGTATTGGATGAGTCAAGTATTTTAAAAAACTTTGAAGGTGCAACTAAAAAAAGTATAATTGATAATTTTAAAAACACTCCTTATAAATTGGCATGCACTGCAACGCCATCTCCAAATGATCCTATGGAACTTGGCAATCATTCTGAATTTTTAGACGTAATGAGCCGCAATGAAATGCTTGCAATGTATTTTGTTCATGATGGTGGAGAAACTGCTAAATGGAGATTAAAAGGTCATGCAGTTAAATTATTTTATCAGTTTATTGGTAGTTGGGCAATAATGCTTAATAAACCAAATGATATAGGATTTGAAATGAAAGGATACGATTTACCTAAATTAAATATCATTGAAAATCAAATTAAAACTAAAAAAAGAGATAATGGCAGTTTATTCAATGAGGCAATTATATCAGCTACTAATTTCAATCAAGAATTAAGATTAACGAAAATTGAAAGACTTGAAGAAGTAGTTAATTTGATTAATGAAAAACCTGATGAAAATTTCATCATTTGGGTAAAACAAAATGAGGAAGGTGATTTATTAAGAAAATTGATTCCTGAAGCCATTGAAGTAAAAGGTAGCGACTCACCTGAATATAAAGAAAAAACACTTTTGGCATTTGCCAATAATGAATTTAGAATACTAATAACAAAAACAAAAATAGCCAGTTTTGGAATGAACTATCAAAACTGCCGCAATCAGATATTTGCTTCCTTAGATTTTAGCTTTGAGGGATTATATCAAGCTATCCGTAGAAGTTATCGATTCGGTCAAAAGAATGAAGTTAATATTTATCTAATCACTACCGATACAATGGCAAACGTAAAACAATCTATAAATCAAAAACAAAAACAATTTGAAATTATGCAAGACGAAATGAGTAAAGCAATTAATGCTAATCTAAATAATCAAAAAATGATAGTAGCTGATTTTGATACTAATGAAGAAAATAACGAATTATACAATATTAAGCGTGGTGATTGTGTGCAGTTAATTAAAGATGTTAAAAATGAAAGTATAGGATTAAGTGTATTCAGTCCACCATTCGCTGAGCTTTATACATATTCTAATCATATTGAGGATATGGGTAATTCTAAAGATTATAATGAATTTTTAACTCAGTTCGGATTTTTAATAAAAGAACTTTATAGGGTTATGATGCAAGGTAGAAATGTTGCAGTTCATTGTATGGATTTACCAATACAAAAAGGGAAAGAAGGATTTATTGGACTTCGTGATTTTAGCGGAATGATTTTAAAAGCATTTGAAGATGCTGGATTTATTTATGCTTCAAGAGTAACAATTTGGAAAGACCCAGTTGTTGAAATGCAAAGAACAAAGGCACTTGGATTATTACATAAACAAGTTAAAAAAGATAGCACAATGAGCCGGGTTGGTATTCCTGATTATGTAATGATTTTTAGAAAAGATGGAGAAAGGAATAATCCGGTTACAAATACAGATTTATCAGTTGATTTGTGGCAAAAGTACGCATCTCCAGTTTGGATGGATATTAACTATGGAAAAACGCTGCAAGGATACAGAAATGGAAGAGATGAAAATGATGAAAAACATATCTGCCCTTTACAATTAGAAACCATTGAGAGGTTAATTCATTTATATTCCAATAAAGGAGATACTATATTTACTCCTTTTATGGGTATAGGTAGCGAAGTATATCAAGCAGTTAAAATGAATCGTAAAGGAATGGGATTTGAATTAAAAGAAAGCTATTTTGATTTAGCAAAAAAGAATCTTATGTCATTACAGGAAATAAAAAAACAAGTTGAATTATTTTGAGATATAAAATAAAATAATAACTTTATAATGTGAAATGCAATAAGCTAATAGAGGACATTTATAATAATCCGAAGGTAACCGAGTTACTTTCAAAGATTGAGCCGGTAGATCTTCAAGATGATTTAAGACAGGAATTAGCTTTAACTTTACTTAATTACGATTGCGACAAACTATTAAAAATAGACAAAGAAGGGAATCTGATTAACTTTGGAATATAGGAACGTTTAAAGAATGCAATTTTAATAAGATTTATAAAAAACGAGATACGCAAATAACTGAATACATAAGAAGTCAACAAGGGCATGAAATACCATTATCAAAGGCAATAAAGGCAAAAAGTATTTTAAGTAAAAAACTTGACATAGATGCCAATAATGCACATGAGGCTATTTTATTTAATAAGTATGTAGAACTTAGGAGCTATCAAAAAGTTGCTGATTATTTTAAGATACCACGTTTACACGTTATGAGGGTAATAAACACAACTAAAAAAGAATTAAAACAAAAACTGTATGATTAACTTTGAAAAAATTGTTATCATAATGGGTTGTATTGGGTTGATGATAATAACCTACATATTGACCTTATTTAACATTCAAGTTATTACATCATCAATTATATTTGCATCTGCTTTGGCATTTGCTATATTTAATCTTTTTAAAAAATGATACAAGTTTTGGCAGCTTTTCTTTTTAGTTATTACTTTGTGAATATAGCAATGATACCGAATGCTATAAAGAAAGGATTTAAAATGGAAAGGGGTGCGAGATTAAAGCCATTTGATTGTGTAACGTGTTTGAGTGTTTGGGTGGCTGCCATGCTTTACTTTTGTCCGGAAATGACAAGTCAAATTTTGGCAACTTTATTCGGTGCAGGATTTTTGGGTAATAAAATAAAATAATCCGTTCCGAGGTTGAAACGCTTACGCTTCATGTGTAAGTATCGGTAGAGCCAAGGTTCAAAAGATTTCATTCATAATTAAAACTAAATAAATGAAATCAATAGAATGGTTAATAGACCAATTAAGACAACTTGCTTATAATGATAAGCATCATTTAGGTATGGGTGACATTAGAATAACTCAAGGAATGTTAGATGATTTTTATGAGCAAGCCAAAGAAATTCACAAGCCAGAAATATCAGATGAAGAATTACAAAAAATGATTAATGTTACATATTTATCTATGTATAATTCAATATCAAAAGAATATCAAAATGGTTATCGTCATGGCTTAGAATATTATCACAATACTTTAAAAAGAAAAAATAAATAAACTATGCAACTAAACGGAAAAATTCTACACATTTTGCCTATCCAGTCCGGCACATCAAAAAAAGGTGACTGGCAAAAAAGAGATATAGTCATTGAAACTGATGGCGAATATCCTAAAAAGGTATCAGTAAGTATTTGGAATAAGTTACTTGACATTAAACTTTCTGAAGGTCAAAAGATAACTGCTGATATTGACATCAACGCAAAAGAGTACAACGGCAAATGGTACAATGAAGTAAAGGCATGGAAAATTGATGTCACAAATAGTAAAAAAAATGTGACGGAAAAATCTACTATAATTGAAGAATTAGAAACCGAATTACCTTTTTAATGCCAACAGCTACACTTACATACGACTTAGACGCTGAAAACAAAGATTTCCGGCGTGCTGCAGATTCTCTACATTTAGCCCTTTCTTTGTGGGAAATAATCCACATGAAGAAATATTTAGAGCGTGAACTTGAAGCAAGGGATGGTAAAACTATTGAGTTTGAACTATTGGATAGATTCTTTGAAAAGATACATGAGATATTAGAGGATAATAATGTCAACATAGATAACTACATAGAGTGAAAAACTTATGAGAATACTTGGACTATCTCAGCCCGGAAGCGGTTGCGGATTTCACAGGATAGTACTTCCGCTCGGTTACATGGATAATGTAAAAGGTTACGTTACAAATGAACCGACTTTGGAAAAACTTGCAGAGGGGTGGGATATTCTTTTTTTCAATCGCCTTTCACTTTGGGATAATGACTGGGCAACAGTCCGCAAAGAGTTAGGGGTAAAGATAGTTATGGACATGGACGATGACTGGACGCTGCCGCCTAATCATTTAAACTTTTTTGGGTACGAACAGATAAAGCCACGAATTGAGAATAACATACGTGAGGCGGATATGGTGCTTTGCACTAACGAAAATTTGGCATCCCGAATCTATCCGTTTAATAAAAACTGCCATATCGTTCCGAATGCGTTACCTTATGGATCACATCAATTTCAGCCCGATAAGAGAGAGGATGAACGAATAAGAATATTTTGGGCAGGTGGTGTAACTCATGAATGCGACATTAAGATACTTGCTAACCCAATTAAAAGGCTTAATGTTTTTTCAGATAGGATTAAAATGGTTTTGGCGGGTTATAATGATTCAGACCCAAACACGAAGCGGATATGGAATAATATGTTTAATGACTTCACTAATTATGGTAATTTGCCTTATACCAAACTTCATTCACTTGAAGTGCATAACTACATGCAGCTTTATGAATGGGCTGATATTATGTTAGTACCTTTGGAGAACACATGGTGGCATTCGTGTAAGTCTAATTTGAAACTTTTAGAGGCGGCGACTAAAGCTATCCCGGTTATTTGTTCACATGTACAACCTTACTCAAACGATACGGATGCCCCAGTATTATGGGTAAAATCTCAAAAAGATTGGTTTATTCACATAAAAGATTTAATTTTAAATCCTAATAAACGATTAGATTATGGCCAGGCGCTCAAAGAATGGGCAAATAGAAAGTACAACCTTTTTGAAGTTAACAAAAGAAGAAGAGAATTGTTTGCTGATCTTATCAAAGCATAAGCACATTTACGACCTTTTCGAATTAACTGGTGAGATAGTTAATTTTCATCATGAAATTCAAAACGAGTTATTAGATGCTTATCGGTTAATTGATCCGCATTATTCGTATAATAGGAGTTGCCCGGCATGTGTTGCAGAGTTCATGGTGACAATTTATAGATGGTATAAATCACGATTATGATAAAAGCAATATTTATTTCATTATTCACTGGCATTATATTCAGTATTGTTTGGGCTTACTATTTAATTAAATCTGAAAACAATGATAGGGATTCATCAGACGGCAGTTATTAATTCAAACGTCATTATAGAGGATGATGTTTATATTGGTCCTTTGTGCATTATAGGATTCAATCCTGAATGGAAAGGACGTGAGAAAGATAACAAAGGGGTTATCATAAAGAAAGGCACTAAAATAATGGGATTAGTTACGATAGATGGCGGAGCGGAAAAACAAACTATTATCGGTGAGAATTGTTATCTTATGAAACATTCACACGTAGGGCATGATGCAGAATTAAAAAACGGAGTTACTTTAAGTTGCGGTGCTAAAATAGGCGGTCATTCAATCATAGGAGAAAACACCAACATCGGACTAAATGCAGTTGTTCATCAGAAAGTACATGTACCTGAGGGTTGCATGATAGGCGCTTCGGCTTTTGTAGGTAAAAAATCTATTCTTAAATCCAACCATAAATATGCAGGTGTACCAGTTAAGGAACTTGGCGAAAACAAAAGATGAAAGTAGGAATAATATTTTTGGACTATTTAAGGCATGAGCATACAAGCCAAGCGCTACGCTCAATAGCGAATGCAGGTTACCAATTTGACTTATTTACCATTAATAAGAAAGGAATAGCAGCAGCAATTAATGAGGGGTTAAAGAAAACAAAGGATTATGATGCTATCGTGACGTGTTCAAATGACATTGAAATGCCAGTTAATTGGTTGCAAAGAATGGTTGAAGTTGTTTCTAATATAGAAAATACTGGCATGTGTGGGATTCATTGTGTAGAAGGTCAGGGAGAATTTAAACATATTAACGGGCATGCGGTTTATCAGAACTTTACTGCTTTTGGTAACGTAATGATTCCACGCAAAGCGATTGATACGATAGGTAAGTTCAATGAAGATTACGACCCATACGGAATGCAGGATGCCGATTATGCCTACCGACTGAATGCAATGGGATTCACAAACTATTACATTGCCGGTTTAACATCAAACCATATCGGCCATGATGTAGGCAGTCAATCAGAGTACAGAAAGATGAAAGATGAAGGGTTGGCGTTATCAGATGCCAAATGGGATAAATGGACTAAACATTACGACACAACTAAAAACTATTATCTGTGATACTTATTTGCGGTCAAATAGAGACAATTTCAACCCGAAAGGATAAAACTATTAAGTTAACAATAGGAAGTCAAGAATTAAGCCCTAATGAGCTTACAGACGTATTTAAACTTAATCAACAAATTTGTTACATAGGAATTAAGCCTGAGCCGTTTACAAAAGATGAATCCGATACGATAGAAAGTTTAAAGACAGACTTCGAAAATGTCAAGACGCCTGCTCAAAGATTAAGAGCAATACTTTACAGGAACTTTGAACAGGACAATAAAGGATATAAAGATTTTACAACATATTACATCGGAGAGATGGACAAGGTTTGTGAACATTACAAATTAAAATTAGTTTAAATACTGCACAACATCTGCACATGGCAAAGGATGACATAATTAAATATCAATTCAAAAAGGGGTTTGATCCTAAGCGTAATACATCCGGTGCGCCACGTAAACTCATATCACGTATATCGGAATTAGGTTACAATAACAGAGAGATAGCAGATACGCTGATGAACATAGCTGCACTCACAAAGACAGAAATACAATCCATTACAGAGAATGAGGAATGCACTTTACTTGAACGAATGGTGGCAAAGGCATTATTGAGAGATTATGAAAAAGGCAGTTTATGGAATTTAGAAACCATAATCAGCCGGGCTATTGGAAAACCGAAAGAATCAGCAACAGTAGAGAATAGCGGTAAAATTGAGGTTGTATTTGTTGAGGGTAAAACTATACTCTAAAGGGTATAAATATACCGAAATCGGTGTAATTATATCCGATAAGGTATAATTTGCGAAAGGTGCTGAAAAACAATACTTTGTGCAAAGCGTTACAAAATGGATTGATTAAAACAAAACAATGATAACTAAAGAACAAAAAGAAAATTTAAAATATGGTGATAAATTAATTTTTATTACAAATGGAATGGTATTAAGTACAAATAAAGGTAATGTTTATACATTTCATAGTTGGCATGATAAAGAAAAAGAATTTTTTAAATGTGTTGAACTTATAGATAATACAAATCATAATTTTGGAATTAGTCGTACAGAATTATTTGATATAAATATCCATAAAGAATTTAAATTAATGAATGAAAAAAATTTAAATAACGACTTATTAGAATTTAACAATAGATTTTAAACTGTTACAATTTGTAACGTGTTTACGTTTTCGTAAACATAGACACATAGATGGACAAGCTGTCTATGTAGTTTAAAAAACTGGACAAATTAGAACTGATAGTACCTAAATAAGACAGATTATAAACTGACTTAAAATAATAAAAGTAAAGCTATATTATGAACTGGAACCCATCCGACGGAGCGGAATCAGCAGAAGAACTAAATGAGAATTGAACTATCAAAGCCACACATTAACCAAAAAAGAATCCTTGACAGTCAGGCAAGGTTTAGGGTTGTATGCTGTGGACGTAGATTTGGAAAGTCTGAAGTCAGTCAAATTGAGATTATTAAAAATGCCATGTTAGGCAGAGCCGTTGCTTACATTACACCCACATACAAATTAGCCAAAACATTCTTTGAGAAACTAATTTTATCAGTTCCATTCGAGAATAACAAGTCTGATTTAATAATAAGATTTCCAAACGAAGGCAGCGTTGAGTTTTTCACCGGTGAACGATTAGATAATTTAAGAGGTCGCAAATTTCATTTAGTCGTAATAGATGAAGCGTCATTTATTCCCAATCTTGAAGATGGGTGGTTAAATTCAATCCGTCCTACCTTAACAGATTATCAGGGTAGAGCTTTATTCCTTTCAACTCCGAAAGGCAAAAATTTCTTTTATAAGATTTTTAATAAAGGCGTTTCACGTGAAACAGACTGGGAGTCGTTTAAGTTTACCACATACGATAACCCATACATAGATACCAATGAGATAGATGATGCACGCCGACAATTACCCGAAGCGGTCTTTGAGCAAGAGTACATGGCTAATCCAATGGAAAACGCTGCTAATCCTTTCGGCAGTCAGCACATTAAAGAATGCATACGCCCAATATCCACACTACAACCAATGTACTATGGGGTTGACTTAGCGAAGTCATTTGACTGGACTGTCATAGTCGGATTAGATATTAACGGGCAGGTTTGTTATTATAACCGATTCCAAAAGGACTGGATGCAAACCAAAAATGAAATACTAACCATTGATAAAAGCAGACCTGTAATGATAGATAGTACCGGGGTTGGTGATGCCATTACCGAAGATCTACAAAGGTCATTTCAGCGCATGCATGGGTTTAAATATACAAGCCAATCTAAGCAACAGTTAATGGAATTG